AAGATATATTAAATAAAAAAATTAACCCCGCAAATATGGAGTATTTAAAGTATAACGAGCGGATGTGGAATAAAATTTATTCACCATCTTTAGATTATACTTATTACTTAATCCAAATTGCCGACGAGGATGTAAACGTTATTGCTCCATTTACTTTGGCTCAAAACGATGTTTTTGCTCAAAACGAAAGATTTTCTTTAATTAGATGGGGTTCACAAGTTGATTTAGTGTTGCCATTAGATGATAGATATGATTTCGAGTTATGTTTAGATGATGCTATGCATGTTAATGCTGGCTTAGACCAACTTGTAAAAATAAACTTCAATGAATACACAACCTAATCACGAAGACGAGATCTTCAAAGAAAAGCGTAAACCAAAAAACCCAATAACTTTTAAATTACAATTAAACGAAGAACAAAAACAGGCTAAAGCTAAAATATTAGAAAGTACTATTACTTTATTAGCAGGTGCAGCAGGTTCAGGTAAAACATTACTTGCTTGTCAAATTGGTTTAGAACGTTTGTTTATGAGAGAGGTTGAAAAGGTAATTATTACCCGACCAACAGTATCTAAAGAGGAAATTGGATTTTTACCTGGTGATTTAAGAGAAAAAATGGATCCTTGGGTTCAACCAATATACCAGAACATGTTTTTGCTTTATAATAAAGAAAAAGTAGAAAAATGTATTGCTGAAGGTCATATTGAAATTGTTCCTGTATCATTTATGAGAGGTAGAACATTTGTAAATTGTATCGTGATTGTAGACGAGGCACAAAACGTAACACACGAACAAATGGAAATGATCGTAACTCGTATTGGTAAAGGATCTAAAATGATTATTTGTGGTGATGATGCTCAGGTAGATTTAAAACAAAAACGTGATTCTGGATTTAAGTTTTTATATTCGGCTGCTAAACGTATTAAAAATTTAGAAGCAATATCATTAAAACAAAACCATAGAGACCCAATTGTAGAAGATTTAATTAATCTATATAATGACGCATATGAAAAAGGAATGAGTTTAGGATCCTCAGGTACAAACGGAAGTTCTAAAAAATAAGTTAGAACCATACTTTTTCAATATTTATACGAAAAAGGCATGGCAACTTTTACTTCCCAAATATTCGAAATTTTAACACTTAACGGAGACAACGTAGGTTCTTCTGTTACTCAAACTATTAATAATATTAATTATGTTGATAATAGAATTTTAAGCATACCTACAGGCTCAGTAACTACTATTTTTAACCTGGATGCAACCCCAGGTGCAGGTACATTTGTAACTAGCAGCATACAATATATAAGAATAACAAATAATTCTGCTATTGCTCCTGTTAAAATTATTATATCATCTTCAACAGAGGCTATGAGTTATTTAATTGCTACTGGTAGTTCATACATGTTGTCTACAAGTAAAATGACAGGTAGTGAAGGTGGATTTAATTTTGCAGATATAAAATCAGTAAAACTTCAACCTACAGGATCAATAGCTAGTGTAGAATATTATATAGCAACAACCTAATAAAAAAATATGGCAAACATACCTATTTGGCCTGGTTCATCCTCATTTGCACAAGTTTCATCTTCTTATGCTAATGGAGTATGGCCTCCACCAACACCTTTTGGATTTTATGATAATGATTCTCAATTTCAAAGTGATGCTAATAAAGTAGCTAACTTTTGTGCTTTGCGTTTAGGTTATCCTATTGAAAACGTAGAATTACAAGATATTAACTTTTGGGCTGGGTTTGAAGAAGCAACTACTATTTACGGAAATGAATTATATGCTTTTCAAACTAGAGATAATTACTTATCTTTAGAAGGAGCCCCTACTTCAGTAGATGTTAATGATGATATTGTTACTCCAACCTTTTCTACTATTGTTAGATTATCTCAACAATATGGTGAGGAAGCAGGTGCTGGTGGTAACGTAAATTGGTTAAAAGGTAGATTACCTTTAACACCAGGACAACAACGTTATGATTTATCTAAATGGGCTGAAGATGAAGGAATTGTAGGTGGTATTGAAATTAAAAATGTATACTATCAAGCTCCACCAGCAATTAGTCAATTATATTCTCCTGCTTTATTAGCAGGTCAAGGTGGTTTAGGAGGTGTTCCTGCTGCTGGTTTATATGGGTTTGGATATGGTTCTTCTACTTACTTAATGATGCCTACAAGTTTTACTATGCAAAACATGCAAGCAATTGAAATGATGAACCAAGTAACACTTTCAAACTATACATTTAATATTATAAACAACATAATCACAGTATTTCCAGTACCAGGTACTGGAGCTTTTGGTGAGGATGGATTTGAAGGTGGATTAGATTATGGTATTTATTTAGTATTTGATTTTATAAAAATTCAAGATAGATTAGATGCCGCTTTTTCTGATGGAACAAATAAAATTTCAAACACATCAAATGTTCCTTATGTAAATCCAGTATACTCTAAAATTAATTCTATTGGTAGAGCTTGGATTTTTGAATACACATTAGCTAGAGCAAAAGATGCTTTAGGATTAGTAAGAAATAAATACTCAACAATTCCTATTCCAGGATCAGAAGTAACATTAAATGGTAATGAATTAGTAACATCAGCAGCTACTGAAAGAGATGCTTTAATTACAAGATTAAGAGAATATTTTGATCAAACATCACGTCAAGCATTACTTGAAAGAAGACAAGCAGAATCTGTAGCTCGTGTTGCTGAAATTAATCAAGTACCAATGACAATTTATATAGGATAATATGGCTTTATACGGAGGTGCTCGTGATATGTCAATGTTTAGAAAAGTCAACCGTGAGTTGATGGGAAACATTATATCTCAAGAAGTAATTTACTATAAGTATAATGTTACTACTACTAAAACTAACATGTATGGAGAATCAGTTGAAGGAAGAAACTTTGCGGATCCTGTTATGTTATTTGCTTTAATAGAATTAGGATCTCCAGAATCTCCTACAAGTGATTTAGGTGTAGATTTTACTTGGCCTATAACTTTTAGATTTTTAAAAGATGATTTGTTAAGTCCTACTTTAGATTATAATGCTAGTATGAGTTTTGGATCTAATTTAAATCCACTCCCAGGAACTTATGGAGCTAATATACAACCTGCTGTAGGAGATGTAATTCAATATCAAAATGGATATTGGGAAGTAGATAATACTTATGATACTCAATATTTTACAGGAAAAAATCCAGAGTTTCCTTATACAGATGCTAATGGGAATAATCCATTAAACCCAGGTTTAGATCAATTCGGTTATAGCGTAGAAGTAAGATGTGATTGCCACTACGTTCCTTCAGATCGTTTAAATATAATTAAATCAAGAATGTAATGCCACAAGTTAGAAAACCTATACCAAAAACCCAAAAACAACTCGGTAACGAGCAGGTAGTTCCTACTTATCAACAAGCAGGAAATCCTAATAACTTTAATCCATCAACTACCGAAAATAGAGCATTACAAACATCCTTTAAAGGAGATACTGTAAAACCTTTTAGTGTTGGTCTTCAAGATATAGATGAGGCAATTTTTTATTACTTTGGTAATGTAATCCAACCCTCAGTTTTTCAAAATGGTTCTCGTTTACCGGTTCCTATTATTTATGGTTCACCTGAAAAATGGAAATCATATCAAAAAGATGGGTATTATAGGGATCAACAGGGTAAAATACAGGCTCCGTTGATTATGTTTAAACGCAACAGTATAGACAAAAATAGACAGATAGCTAACAAATTAGATGCTAATAACCCACAAAACTTTGGTGTATTTACTAAAAAATATACTCAAAGAAATGCTTACGATAATTTTAAAGTATTAAATAACAGAATCCCACAACAAGAATATTATGCTGTAATAATGCCTGATTATTTAACAGTTACTTATACGTGTGTTGTGTTTACATATTATGTAGAACAATTAAATAAAATAGTAGAAGCAATGGAATATGCTTCAGATGCTTACTGGGGTAATCCTCAACGTTATCAGTTTAAAGCATCTATTGATTCGTTTGGTTTCCAAACAGAATTAGTTAATAATGATGAACGTATAGTAAGAAGTACATTTGATATAAAAATTAATGGATATATCATTCCAGATATATTACAAAAAGATATAACAGCACTTAAGAAATTTTCAAACAAAACCAAAATTATATTCTCAATGGAAGCAATAGACAGCCCAGCTTTCTTCGAAGGCAACGTAGTAGGAGATAGAATTGTAACAGAAACAGCTTCTCAAAAAGAAACTCAAAATAGATCAACTGCTATTGGATAATTTGATATTTATATTGGATAACAAACTAGTTTAATGGCGCAAGTAAGATTTTTAGATCAGGTACC